CTGAATATAGATCGGAAACAGAGAAGCTTTTGTTTAGCCTACCACTTGCTGGTAGTGCGTTTCGCAAAATTTATTTTGATCCTTCTCTGGGTAGGCCGACATCTATGTTTGTGCCCGCTGAAGATTTTGTTGTAGCCTACAATGAATCAGATCTCGAGCAGTCAGAACGCTATACCCATGTAATGAACCGCAGCAACAACCAGGTTAGAAAACTTCAGGTCAGCGGATTTTATCGTGACGTAGAATTGGATGCTTCTCACGTCGAAGACAATCCTATCACCGATAAGTTTAACGAAATCAGTGGTGTCACTCCTTCTTGGGAAGATGACGAAAGACATCAGTTGCTAGAAATGCATTGCGTGTTAGATCTTCCTGGGTTTGAAGATCCTGACGGTGTAGCTCTTCCCTATGTGGTAACTATTGATAAGTCCAGTGCAACAGTTTTGTCTATTTATAGAAACTGGGCTGAAGATGATCCGAACAGACTTAAGAAGCAGCACTTTGTGCATTACGGTTATGTTCCTGGAATTGGTTTCTATAATCTTGGCTTGATCCATATGATTGGTGGTCTTGCTAAGTCTGCGACTAGCTTGCTTAGACAGTTGGTTGACGCAGGTACACTATCCAATCTACCTGGAGGGTTAAAAACTCGTGGACTCAGAATCAAAGGAGACGACACCCCGATCATGCCCGGGGAGTTTAGGGACGTGGATGTACCAGGCGGTGTCATCCGTGATAACATCACTTTTCTTCCGTATAAAGAACCGTCTTCGGTCCTTTATCAATTACTAGGTAATATCGTAGACGAAGGCAGAAGATTTGCTTCTATGGCAGATATGAAGGTTGCCGACATGAATCAGAATGCTCCAGTCGGAACTACGCTTGCGATCATGGAGCGGGCAATGAAAGTGCAGTCTGCGATCCAAGCCAGGATACATGCTAGTCTAAAACAAGAGTATAAGATTCTAGCAGGAATTATACGGGACTACACATCTCCTGCATATCCATATGAAACAGAAGAAGGCACGGAAATTAAAGTAGAAGACTTCGATGATCGTGTTGACGTAATTCCTGTCTCGGATCCCAACGCCTCTACAATGGCACAACGTATTATGCAGTATCAAGCTGCAATGCAGTTGGCACAGCAGTCGCCAGGATTGTATGACATGCCATTACTTCACAGGCAGATGATGGAGTTAATCGGTATTCCAAACGCAGACAAGATTGTGCCGATGCCTGATGAAGTGGTGCCGACTGATCCTATTAGTGAGAATGAAGACTTGCTTACCATGAAACCGGTTAAAGCATTTGAGTATCAGGACCATGAAGCCCATATGAAAGTACATATGGTTCTTAAGAATGATCCGCAGATTAAAGAGCAAATGCAAAATAATAAGATGGGTGGTCCCATGGGGGCAGCGTTAGATGCTCACCTCAGAGAACACCTAGCATTTGTATTCCGTGATCAGATTGAAGAAGAACTCGGTTATGATCTCCCACCTTCAAATCAACCGCTTCCAGAAGATATTGAGAAGAGGTTAAGTGGATTGGTGGCAGAAGCAGCTGACCAAATGCTAGGCAAGAAGAAAGCAAAGGCTAAAGCTCAGGCAGATGCTAAGGCTCAAAAAGATCCTGTAATCCAACAACGCGAAAAAGAATTGCAGATTCGTGAGCAGGATGTACAGCGTAAGGCACAAGCAGATCAGGCAAAAGCGTCAACAGAGCAGCAGAAACTTGCAGCCAAACAACAAGCTGACATGGCCAAGGATCAATTGGCGAGAGAAAAACTTGCCCTGGACCGCGAAGGCATGGTAGCCAAAAATCAGACTGATCAAGATCAGTTTGCTTCAGAGAAAGAAATTGAAATGGCTAAATTAGCTATGGATCAAGAACAGTTTGAAACAGAAAAAGAAATAGAAATTGCAAAGTTAGGTTTAGAAGAATCTAATATTGAGACTCAGCAGGAGATTGACGGAATGAAGCTCGGCATTGAGATAGCAAGAGAAGGCCGTGATGAGTGAGGATGTGTTCTCAGTACTTAAAAAGAAAATTAGAAATCAAATGAATGACTTGGCTGATCATTTGGCAGTAGGATCGGCAAAAGATATGGAAGAGTATCGCAAGATTACTGGGATTATTGAAGGATTAGCCTGGGCAGAACGTGAAGTTATTGATCTTGAGGATAAATTACTAAAATTATAGTTCGTAGGACGCAACGCCCAGACGGGGCGCAACAATAAAACGAGAGGCAAGCATGGCGACACTCGCAAAAGAAATAGAAAGTCCTGTTATTGATGTCGAAGAGATTACATTCAAAGATGTTGATGACGATGCCCGCATTGCATCGCAACTTCCAGAGCCAAAAGGCTACAAGTTGCTGATTGCACTTCCAGAAATTGATGAAACTACCGAAGGTGGCATCATTAAATCAGCACAAAGCCAGCATGAAGAGGCAATTTCTACTGTTGTAGGCTTTGTTTTGAAGGCTGGACCTGATGCATACGCTAATTTTTCGAGATTTCCTAGTGGTCCCTACTGTAGAGAGGGAGATTGGGTGGTATTTCGTGCCTTTAGTGGTACAAGAATTAAGATTCACGGCAAAGAATTCCGCTTAATTAACGATGACACTGTAGAGGCGGTCGTAGAAGACCCCAGAGGCGTAGAAAGGGCATAAGATGAGCGAACAAACGGCAAGAACAACAGACGAAGAACGATTTTTGGGTGTTAAAACTACGATTGAGCCACCAGAAAACGTCGAAAGTGATGCTGATTCCGATAATTTACAGATTGAGGTGGTCGATGACCGCCCTGTAGAGGACCAAAGAGAGCCAACATCTACAAAATCAGACGATGATGGCATGGCTAACGATGAAGAGATCCAGCAGGTGGGCCAAAGAGTCCAAAAACGCATAAAAAAGCTAAAATGGGAGTACCATGAGGAGCGTAGGGCCAAAGAAGCAGCAGAACGGCTGTCTTCTGAGGCAGTAAACTACACACAAGGGCTTCAGACGGAAAATCAACGGCTTTTAAAGCTTGTTCAGGACTCACAAACAGCTTTAACGCAACAAAGTCAGCATAGGGCTGATGCAAACATCCGTATAGCAGAAGAAAACTTCAAAAAAGCCCATGAGTCAGGTGATGCAGAGCAAATTGCTGCAACACAGAAGGCATTGACTGATGCACAGCTTGGAAGAGCCTATGCACCAGCAGTATCACAGAAAATTATTGATAATTGGAAGCAACAAGCCATGGCAGAGGACCGTCAACTGGCAAGTCAGCAACCACAGTATTCTCCGGAGCCAATTCAGCCCGATGCGAAGGCAGTTGTGTGGCAAGAAGACAATCCATGGTTTGGGCAAGATGAAGAGATGACTAGCTTCGCATATGGGGTCCATGAGAGACTAGTTAATAAGGAAGGTATTGACCCAGAGAGTGATCAATACTACGATTTGATAGATAAACGCATGGCGGAAGTTTTTCCTGCGCAATTCAGTAGCGGTAACGAGCGCACCAACGAATCCTCGGTTATCGTCGATACTGCACCAGCTAAAAAAGCTAAATCAGTGGTAGCACCAGCGTCCAGAACGACTGGGACAAGACCACGCACAGTTAGATTAACGGAAACTCAGGTGAGACTCGCGAAACGCCTGGGCCTTACAAACGAGCAGTATGCAAAGCAGCTCATGATGGAGATGGCATAATGTCTGACGAACGCGCACCACGGGAGCCACGTACTCTCGAGAATCGTGAAAACGAAAAAAGAGAACAGTCGTGGGAACCTGCATCGATTTTACCAGACCCGGATCCCCAAGAAGGATGGGTGTTTAGATGGATACGAACCTCTATGGTTGGCAATGCTGATAATACGAATGTGTCAAAACGCTTTCGTGAAGGCTGGGAACCAGTTCGTGCCGAAGATCATCCAGAGTTACAGATTATGAGCGATCATAAATCGGAATGGGGTGCAAAGGGTGGAATAGAAGTTGGCGGACTCTTGCTCTGCAAAGCACCACAAGAAACTGTGGACCAAAGACGTGCATATTTTCATAATCATGCAGAGTCTCAGATGCAAGCAGTTGACAATAACTATATGCGTGAGAACGATCCTCGGATGCCAGTTCTTGCGCCTGACAGAAAAACTCGTGTAGCATTTGGTGGCGGTGGCCGCTAAATGAATTAAATTAATAATTAAATAGGAAAAAATAATTATGGCTGCTTCAGCTTCACCGTATGGAGCCAGACCTATTGGTACACTAAGCGCATCAGGGTCGTATTCGGCCAAGGTGCGTCATTTACCAATTATTACCACATATGGAACCGCTATTTTTAATGGCGATTTTGTTAAGGTAGCAGCAAACGGTACGATTGAAAAAGATACCGGTACAGCTACTTTAACCAGTTGTGGTATTTTTATGGGATGCTCCTATACGGATCCAACGACTGGACAACCGACATATAGTCAACAATGGCCAGCATCGAATGCAGCAACAGATGCAATGGCTTATGTAGTAGACGATCCTTTTGTCGTTTTCCAAATGCAGGCTGACGAAGCAGTGAATACCACAGATCGTGGTCTAAACTGTGACGTTATACAAACCGCTGGATCTACTTCCATCGGTAAATCTAAAAATGCGATTGATGGTGACAGTTGTGCTACAACTAATACGTTGCCTCTTCGTATCCTTGACTTCGTTGACGGGCCTGACAGTCTGCCTCCGAAGGGAACGACAGCGAGTGATGCCTTCCCAGAAGTCATTGTCAAATTTAATGCGGCCAAGGACACCGATGAGTCATCTCATCAGTATCTTGCCGCAACTGGGGTATAGGTAAAATAAATGGCTATATCACGCGCTCAATTACTCAAAGAACTTTTACCTGGACTTAATGCTCTCTTTGGAATGGAGTATGCACGGTACGATGACGAGCATAGTGCAATCTATGAGACGGAAAGTTCGGACCGGTCCTTTGAGGAAGAAGTAAAGCTTTCGGGCTTCGACGCTGCTCCCGTTAAAGACGAGGGGTCAGCAATTTCATACGACGCTGGACAGGAGAGCTTCACGGCTCGCTACAACCATGAGACTATCGCCATGGGCTTCGCTATCACCGAGGAAGCAATGGAAGACAATCTCTATGATTCCTTGTCGGCTCGTTATACTAAGGCTTTGGCTCGCGCCATGGCCCACACCAAACAGGTTAAAGCTGTTGTTCCATTGAACAACGGATTTACTGCTGCCTACCAGGGCGGTGACGGTGTGAACCTTTTCACAGCATCTGGTGATGGCGTAACTGGCGGTGACGGTCACCCACTCGTTTCGGGTGGTAAGAACTCTAACCGTCCAGCTACTGCTGTTGACCTCAATGAGACTTCTCTTGAGGCTGCTGTTATTCAGATTGGCAAGTGGACAGACGAGCGTGGTCTAATGATCGCTGCACGTCCACAGACACTTGTGATTCCACCTGATCTGCAATTCGTTGCGACACGGGTGATGAAATCTGAGCTTCG